AAATCAATCTTGTTAAGATCAAACTCTCTTCCAACTGAGAACGACCTATTATAGGTTTGTTCCTTTTCCCCGTCATGGGCTTTTACTTGACGCTTTGCCTTAATATAGACCTCGCGTTGATCGGTGTCAGTAGAAAGATCTAAATTCTCTTTTGTGACTCCTGGCAGATCAATTTGCACGCTTAGTGCATCTTCATCCGATGCAAATCGAACTTGATCTCCTGTTTTATATACTTCTTCCAACTGGTGGAAGACTGGTGTCAGATTGAAAAAACCATCAAAGGCTCTTTCGATTTCTGCGATTGGGTTGTGTGTGTACTTAGTTAGTTTCATAGTAAAATTATTTATTACACAATGCGTATTTTAGCAATTAATCATCAAAGAGCTTAATTACTTCTGGCTCTTCTGCTGAAGTTTCTTGAATAGGCGGCTGAGGATTATTGATATTTTCGTACTGAGTAATGATTCTCTCGTCTAGCTCAACATCAGACGTACTAATGGCTGCCTTATTAAAGGTCCAGTTGTTCTTGTCCTTATCCTTTAGGAACTCCATAAAGATATACGGAAACGATTGTACTTGTAATTGACCGGATTGGGAGTCTGGTTGTACGTGAATAATCACAGGGTTAAAAAGAGTAATGTTCTTAGTATCCTCTTTTGTGACTGAACCTACGACAGTCCGGCCGATGTGATCAATAATTGTCTTAATTGGTTTTTTGTCTGCCATAATAATATATTAAATTAAATTTGGTAATAGTCCACTATTTTTTTTGATAAACTAAAGTACTTGCCACCTTAATTGCCTCGTCAAGCGCTTCTTTCGCTTGTTTCGAGAGATATGTTGATTTATCAGATGCATGAGTAAGAGCATCTCTCATTATAAAAACTGATCTTCTAATTTTTTCAATCTCCGTGGAGTTAATAGTTCCGGTGCCATTATCTGCTCCTGTAATAATCTCTTTTAGAATAGCTAAAGTTTCTAAAATACCAGCGATCTTTCCTCTCTTCCACGCCGGGTGTGCGTTATGAGTATTATCGTCTTCTGGTCTATCTAAATATCCGCCGGGTTGTACTGCCATAGTAATCTTATTTACTAAACAAGTCAAAAAGTTCTACTGTAACATTCTCAGCCGGCTTACGAATATTCCAACCCACACAATCATAAAATCTCTGAATGCCTTGAAATAAAATCTTTTCAAACATTTTGTCATAATCAATTTTAAAAGTATCTTTAAACTCGGAAGGGTAATTATATTTAAATCCAATACTATTTAGCCCATACTTATTTGGTGTCTCCACGTACATATAACGAACCTTATCACCAGAACCTAATGATTCGTACTTGTTGCCAGTATTAAGTTTATCTAAAAGTAAGTTATAAAAATATGCAGACTTAACATGAATAGGCATACTTTTAACTGTATTAAATTCATTACAAGCAACCGCATATTTTTCATATCCTTTAACACCCATAACAAACGCAAGTTCTTCTGGACTTAGTTCCTTAAAAATATCATATGTTTTATTAAGCACTTTATTTGTCTTAGTTAAAGACTGTGTACTTAACATTGTTTCAATAATCTTTTTTGCATATGGCTTAATAGCATTAGGCATTGTTGTACGTACCACCTCAACACCTGTATATTTAAATTTATTTTCCTTAATACCTTCATCATCGAGAATATGCATTACATATCTTTTCTTTTGTAAAAATACACCTACATCTGCAATACACTCTCGCTTAAACACAAACCGGCTATCCTTTGACAGTAGAGATTTTTTAGCCCAGCTCTCAACACCGGTATTTAGATAATTTTCAATCTCTTGAATTTTGTCATGTGTATCTTGATGTATATCATCACCATCTAAAAACTTTAGACCTTTATCTACAAGCGGTGTAATAGAAACATATGATGAATCGGTATCATTGTATACAATGCATTGTTCTAATTCATGGTCGGTAATTGTGGGTATTTCCTTTTTAATAAACTCTTTAATAAGCTCATTCGAAAACTTAATTACTGCTTGACCTGTTAATGTCACCGATGATGCGATATCATCATCTCCAATAGGAGCGTTTTTATTACCCATATAACCATAACACGAGTTAATAAGAATCTTGATAACCATCTGAGATGTATTAAGTCGTTCGACCTCGTACTTAGCATCTGTATACTCCGGAGTATCTTTTTTAAGCTTTTTAAGCTTGGTTTTAGCTTTAAAGAGATCTTTCTTAATTTTTACGCGTTGATTGTAGTAGTACTCTAAGAACTCCGGTATAATACCTTTTTTCTTTTGCGTAAATAAAATCCCGGCTTTTGATAAGGCGCATTCCTCATCTTTAAGGAACTTCGCAAAAGCCGGTCTATCGAGTTCAAACACTTTACCAGTGACATGTCGAATAATAATTTTATTATCAGTTGTTTCCACTTTACCTACTTTTGTTTCAGGTGAAGTGTTAAGAGATATCATTACATTTGGATATAGTGAATTAGCGTCAAACGAAACAACATGATTTTTAAATCCTTGTTTAGGTTCTGCAACATAAGCACCAGGATTTTTACCTGTATCAGCATTTCGTACAAATGTTGAAATAATCTCACCTCGGTGCCTAGCCTTAATACAGAGAGCTCCATTAATCCCTTGAATGGTACCCATTGCCCCTTCAAGAGTAGTCAGTCCAACATATGAGAGCATTCTCAATAACGGGACATATTGTAGCTTTTGTTCTAACCTAACAAGAAGATTAACGTCCTGAATGTTGTAATCAATAAATGTGTCCCAGTCTTCATCAGATAGGGTTGCAAGATTTGTATCCCCGTAATCAATCTTTCGTTCGCCTAATTCAACCTCACCAATTGCATCAAGTTTATATGACTCACGAAGCTTTAAACAAAACCTCCTGTATACATCTAGATAATCTAAACACGCAATACCATCAAGATAATACCTTTTGAGATCTCTACCAAACTTACCTTTAACAGCTCGAAAATGTACTCTACCTAGCGGTGATAGTCTATCTACATAATCTTGACCGAGTATTCGCTCAATTCTATTAATAATGTAAGGTATATCAAAAAACTCTGAATTCCAACCACTTAAAATGTCAGGATAATCGTTTTCAAGATATTCAATAAATTTAATAAACATCTCTCGCTCATCTTTACAGTAAACATAATTCAGGTCTGATCTACCTTTACCGTTATAGGGCTTAATACCGAAGGTGTGAAACTGTTCTGTAAAGTTATCATAGCATGTTATGACGTTTACAACATGTGTAGGGTCTTCTGTATCCGGAAAGGAGTCCGGAGAGTATGTCTCAATATCTAACAAACATGTCTTTAATGGGTGCGTGCTAAATTCAGGAGTCTCATTTTCCTGCCAATACATATCGAGTAAAAATTGTTGCGCTGGAGGCATATTTTCAAACACTCGCTTTATGTTTGAGTCGCGAACAAATCTAGATCGATCAAAGCTTGTATTAAATTTACGCTTCTTAACTTTTGTACCGTAAATAGATGTCTTATCACCTACAGCACTTTCAATATAGAGATAAGGTTCGAACGAGCACTTATTCATTACACGCTTACCATCTTTATCCCAGGTAAATAAATTAACACAACGGTTTCTACCGTTGTAAACAACATTACGATATGACATCTACTACTATTATAGTAGTATAGTTCCTAATTCCACTCTCTAAGGAACCGTCTTTCAGAACTACCGTACGGTGTATTTAGCGCTTCAAGATGCGCGCCAATATTTTCATCTAGTTCAAGAATTCGCTGTTCACCTATTCTTCTAAGCTTATGAACATTTTGAAAATATTTGTTCTTCTTTTTCGGGTTTAGGATGCGATTAATTTTATCTTCAAACTCTTCTACAGAACTAAATTTGAGGTTATCAGGCGCTGCAGCATACGTATCCATATCCTGACACAGGCATGGTATACCGAGTATACATCCTTCAATATATTTGATATCAGATTTAGCTCTATTAAAATCGTTAACTTGAAGTGGCGCAACCATTAATTGAGCTCTTAAGCTGCTAATAAAGTATGGATATTTTAATAATGTTTGCCACTGGTAAAATTCAATCTTTTGTTGCTCAACTAAATCAGCAAGTTGTGGAGGAAAGGCCCCAACAAAAATCCACTGATATTTATCGACAGTCTTTCTTATAAAATCGCGCACTTCATACATATCGTCCTTACCGCCTGTTTTATTTTCTACATCGTAGTGTGCTCCGGAGCCTGTATATAGAATACGTGGCTTTCTTTTATTTGCCTCGTAATTTCTTTCTATATCTCTAGGATTGAAAAGTTGACCCATCCAACCATTTGGAATAAAGTTTGGAATAACTGTAATATTTTTCTGATCGGTTTTTTCTTGATAAAGCCTTCTCATAAAGTCACATGTGACTGTTACTTCATCAACTAAGTTAATAATTTCGATACAATTTTCTCGAATTTCTTCCGTATCAAATGCAAATTTAAACTTATTATAATCTGGAATTACTTCCTTAAACACAACATCATCAACTTCATACATTAGTTTAAATCCATGTTCCTGTTGAATTTGTTTTAAGTACTTAACGAATTCTACTTGTGCTGAAGACGCTTGTCGCTGTAACTTTACAGCCGTTACATTTTGATACCATCTTGGATCAGCAACCATAGCAGTTGTTGATTGTGACATGCCGTCACCTCTAGCGTTAATAGTTGCCTCCGGCCAAAGAATTCTCCAATGACCACAACCTGAGTAATCTGCTAGGTAATTTACATACCGTGGAAGGTTTGCTTCATGAGGCGTCTCCTCTTGTTTGTTTAAAGGAACGCCTGGCATTTGACCAGGTATAGAACTAGAGCTACCACCGGGTGGAGTTAATGGAGCGACATGTGGCTGTGGGTACGGTGACGGTGATATCATGCTATTTATATAGTTTAAAGTTCCTTATAATCTACCCGGTGTGTTATACCATTTTCTTTTTCTAGGTAAATGACATCTCCTGTGACGGCTTTAACGGATTCTTTTCTATGAGATATCACAATTGAACACTCATCTAGCTCTTCAACCCTGTCTTGTAAAATTCGCGTAATAAGCTCAATTCCCTTTTCATCAAAAGATGAATCAAACAGCTCATCATAAATTGCGATATTATATTGTACCCCGCCTTGTAGTCTTCTTATGTCAGAAAACGTAAACAGGCATGCTAAATCGATCGATTTACGCTCTGCTCCAGAAAAGTTAAAATAGGAACAAACTTTATTTTTTTCGTTTAAAATTTCTTCTTCAAAATATTCATTAAAGATACAAATTGAGTTAGAGTCTAAGCGTTTAAGATAATGTAGCAATTTACTATTTAAAAGGTCCAATAACTTGTTTACAATATAAGACTTTACACCTTCTTCTGAAACAACATACTTTACAATATCTAACCTAGCTAATTCATCTCTAAACTTCTTTACTTTCTTTTCTAGGTTATCAACGCGTTGTTTTGTCTCAATTATTAACGAATCAAAATCAGTTTCAGTAGATTCAATAACCTCTAAATCGTCTTTAAGTTCCTTTTGCCACTCATCTAGTTGAGCTATACGTCGTGTAATATTCTTTTTATTTTGCTCTTGTAGTCTAGCTTCAGATAATTTATTTTGACATTCATTTATTGCTTTTAAAAATCTTTCCTTTCTTATTTTTAATTCCTTTAGACCATCAGAATAATTCTTAATATCTTCTATTGCTTCATGAATACTTTTTTTAAGCTTTTCTTTTTCTTTAGCTATATGATCAGCGTCATGCTCTTCCACACTACGAAGACATACTGGGCACTTCTCTTCATCTGTACCCATTTTCTTATAATTTTCTTTTCTTGTAGATGCTAATGCTTTATTACGAGCTACTGCCTCTA